TGTTCACCTTCATGCTCTAAATTATGATATTGAACGTGTACAAACATTGGAGCATATATTCCCATTCTATGTTTTAAAGGACTCTTATCATGAGCTTTTAAAGCTTCAATAGCAGCGTTTTCACTAGCCATCCCTTTAGGTAGTAGGTCTGCAAAGATCTGCTTACCGAACATATCCGGTGCATTCTTATTAGCCATATCAATTATTTCTGATCCTTTAAATCTTTGATCTGTAAATTCTTTTAGAACTTTATTTTCATCTAATTCTGCTGCATCTTCTTTGCCCATTCCTCTTAACCTTAGAGCTTGCTTGATAGCGAAAACAGCATCTTGTTCGTCATACCCGTATCTCTTAGCCATTGCTTTAATAAACTGATTAACTTTTTTAGATACTTCTGGGTTAAGGTTTTCGTTTACAACTCCTTCGTCATATGCATCTATCATGTATGCATCTCTAATTGCTTCTATTACTTCTAATGCTGCTTCTTTTGTTGTAGTTCCGTCTTCTGCGGCCATATCAGTAATTACTCTTACGATTTGATCTAAATCTCCTCTTCCTTCTTTCATAGCATTACCTGCTGCTACGGCATCTTTATGAGCATTAGAATTACCATGAGAAGCTTTTGCACCTCTTTTCTTCTTAGCATTGATGTTAGCCCATAAACCTGGTTTCTTCTTTTCTCTTATAGCATCATCATAGCTCATTTGCTTTTGTCCTGATGCTTTTTCAATAGCATTGTCAATCTTATTTAATATATCTCCATACTTATCTGAGATAGGACCTCCTGTTGGTTCTGCCTCTTGCTCCATGTCTCTCATCACTTGACTTCTTTTAGCTTTAAGTCTGTGTATAATCTCTCTTTTCTTAGGGGACAAACTAGAACTCTTTTTATAGTCAGGATTGATTGACGGAGAAGATTTTTTAAGTTTATCAACTTGCTTCATACTTCTACCGTGTTGATTAATATTACGAATCTTCATAGCCCAATCGCTATTGTCTGCTGCTTCATCCATATCGTGATCATGGCTTGAATCAACTATGTGTACTCCTCTAGCAGCTAAATCCATAATCAAATCGTACAGAAATGCATTAGGGTCTTCATCTGGTTCTTGGTAGAACTCAGAATCTTGGTTCTCTGAGTCGTCGTACATATCATCAAAACCACTTTCATGTTTAAATATAAAGTATATTATAACATTACCTGCACCATCATTATCAACTACGTCCATTTTAACGTAAGTTGGATCAATATTTTCATCTAAGACAGCCATTGCTGCTTTATAATCAGATGATGCTACTTTAATATAGTGTTTATCATCTCCTTCTCCTTCTCGTAATCTTTCTCCTTCTTCTAAATTATGGTCTTCAATCTCTACCTTTGCAAATTCTAATGCTTCTTGTGCTCCTATTGCAGTTTCTTCATCTTTAAATATATAATAGTTGCTGCCGTTAGTTTCAAATTGATTTCTAAATGAATCATGTAGAACTTCTAGAGCTACTTTTGCTGTACGAACTGAAACTTCAATGTAATAATTATCTGCTTCATTTAAGCCTTCTTCTTGTTCTGATAATGATTGGAAGTGTTTAAGTAATTCATTAGCTAAAACGTCTACGTTAACTATTGGTTCCCCAGAAGGTTTAACTCCTACTTCAACTAGAGGCTTAGTAAACGAAAAATCAGCTAATACTAATTTATTATTTTGTATATGGAAAGAAAATACGTCTCCATGATTATTGTCTTTATAATCTACATCTACATCGAAAGACATAGCTTCTATTTCTACTGCTTTTATACTTTGTATTGCATCACCTGCTTTCTTTAAAGCAATAATAACTGCTTTACCTGTAAGCTTGGCAATTAGTTTAGTACTTGCAAGATCAAACTCTATTCCTTTGTTCTTTATAAGACGATCGTTTTCTTTTGTTAACTTAACATTCGCTCCTTTTTTGGATAGTTGCAAAGCTTCTCCTTCGTCATCGGTAAAGATGGTTCCGGATTCTTCTTCTTTAATTAAGGTAAGTTTATTCTTTAGGCTTTCTTCTAATGTATGTAGTTGCTGAATAGTTGCTGCTTGAGCTGCTGGTATACTACCTCCTGCATGGACATTATTAAGGGTTTCAAGTGCTGTTTGACACTTAGTTAACCGTGTTTGTATTTCTTCGTATGTCATATTACTATTATTTCGTGGTAAAATCGAGTTTACGCTTTTATATAAATAGGTTTTTAATCCCAAATATTAACTATTGACAGTGGTAGTTTAAATACCTTTGGCAAGCTTTCGCAAAATGTGAACCTTTATCTTTAGTTCCTGCTTTAGCTTTTCGTACTTTCGTACAAGATAATTCTCCTAATCTGTTTTTTAGAATACCTGGTTTAACTGGGTCGTGAACTCCTTCAAGAGCTTGTAATGTGTTTGTATGTCCGCACTTATGACAGTTACGTGGGTCTTTACCTCCGTCTTTCTTTTCCCAACTCCAAGAGCAATTTTGGCATTCTATTTTACTAGATACACCTTCTTTTTTAAGGCGTTTTTTCATTGCCTCTTTTACTGCTTTTTTTATTATTTCTACTATAAGTTGTTTTTTCATCTATCCAATACCTTTGTGCATCATCAACATTCTGATTATTACTCCTGCAAGTATACCAAAAATTATCCAAAGTGCTTTATTAACTCCTGCTCTCCAAGACTTAAGTTCTTGGACGTCTAACATTTTCTTTTGGTATTCTTTACTGTTTCCTTGCATTTCATGTCTGAACTCTGTGTTCTTATTAGTATTAACTACAACTCCATCATCTGGGTTAAGAAGTGTATACTTAAGGTCTGACATACTATCTTTCATGCTCTCTACGTCTTTCATTAGTTGCTTTAATTCACCATTAGGCATATTTGTTTTAATATGCTTAATTTCATTGAGAACATTGGAAAGTAATTCTTTTTGAGTCATCTTTAATATTTAATTATAGTTGGTACTATTAGCTAAGTATAAATATAACGAAAATTACTCTTCTATATGAGTTTTTAAAATTTTAACATATTCTTTAAGATCATCTTTAATCTTATCCTTATAGCTTTTAGATAATTTATTCCATCCCTCTTGATCACCATGTTCGGTTACAAAAGAAGAATCGTTCTCTAAAGACTCTAATACCCATGCTTCCATGTCTACAATAAATGTAGATATGTTTCCTGATAGCATTTTCTTTTCATACGCATCATATAGGCCAGCTGTTTTTAATCCTGCTTCATAATCTATAGTACAATCAAAACAGAAGCCATGAATATAGTACATTTTTTTATCTAAACGCTTTTTCATAGCCATTTTGCATTTAGGGCATGCAATTGGAAATTTAGCTAATTCTTTTATCCCATCGAATTTAGTAATATTCTGCTTTAGGCCGTTTATTATAGTCCACTTCTTACCTGATTCTTCCCAGATATCTCCTTCTTTATGTCTTAGCGATATTTTTTTATATCCTACTTGATCCTTAGTCTTGCCTGTAAAGTCTTTATTAACTAAATTCCTTACTCTCTGTACATCGGCTTCTTTAAATTCTTTTTTTAGTAAAGTTTCTTTACTCATAACCAAGTTCTTTTAATTTTCTTATTACATCAGTGACGTTGCCATTTTTACATCTAATTGCTATTCCACCAGATTCAGTCCATTCCTCTATATTGGAAGGCTTATCGTCTATTAATATACTATTTTCATTTGCATACTTCTGCTTTGACTTAGAGTACGCAAATATTACTTTAGGGCTGGATGCTATATTATTCTTGACCCAAGTATTTTTCCCTAATCTAGATGTATTATCTCTAGATGGAGATGTAAGTAAATCAGGGTTATATTTAGATATAAAACTCCAGAGTTTTTGTCCTTCTGGCATCCAATTCATATCCGCCCAAAATCTTAATCCTATTTTTACGTCTATTAAGTTCCAAAAAGCAGGAGTACCGTATTTTTTTTCATATTCTTGTGGGTGCATACCAGTAAAGTGGTCAAACCGTTCTTCGAAGTCTGTTAATACTCCATCCATATCACAATAAATCTTATACTGTGAGATGTCTTTCTTTTCTTCTTCACTTAGAAGTTCTACTAATTTTACTTTGCTCATTATAACCTTTGTTTTATGCCTAATTTAGGTAGGCGTTTATTCCATAAGATACGAATTTTCTTTCTATTCTCCAACTCTACGCCAGCTTTTTCGAAATAATCTTGTACTACATCCGTAAATGGTGTTTTAGATTTCTTAGCTTTAAAGTACATGCCGTGTATCATAGCATCTACCTCTTTTGGTAGGTTGTAGTACTCGTCTTTATCCATTAGATCCATATCAATTAAGCCTCTCACTATTGCATCATCTTCTATGTACTTACCGGGTCTAGTATTTTCACCGTCTTGAGTTAAGTGCTCTAATTCATGTCTTACTACGTCTTTTAAGTCAAAAGATATTTCTTGCCAATCAGGTTTTGTAGGAATTTGAAACTTCAAACTAATCATAGGTTGTATCTCATCTCCTTCGTTATCAAATCCAGCATTTGCTCCTCCATCTACCTTATAAGTGTCTTCTGTGAATTCTCCGTATATTTCTAAGTCAAATTCGAACTGTAAAGATGGGATATCTACCTCATCGTGTTCTGGATTACCTACTCTAAAGGTTATGCTAATTTCTTTTTTGCCTGCATCATATGCTTTTTTATACGTCTCAAATGCTACGGCTGAAAGAGTATTAGCTATCTTGTCGTACTTCCCTTCTGCCATTACCTTTTTTTTTTCGTCTTTTGTATTATGACGTTTTTTAAGATCGTCTTCCCAATTTCTGAATGTAATGTTACCTACTGTATAAGCTTCTTTTTCTAAATCCATTAAAGCAGAATCACTAGTAGTATCTTGTGTTTGAACATTATGTAACCTTCCTTCTATGTTCTGAATATGGTGAACCATTTCATGAGCAAAGGATCTACATATATCTTTAGGATGTCTTCCCGTAGCATAAAGTACAATTTCTTTACTGTTAGGGTCGTAATAAGCAGTCTTACCGAAGAATTTTTTAGCATTCTCTTCATCCTCTCTAACTTTAATTTCCGGTAAAGGTTGTATATTCATACCAGTATCAAGCATATACTCAATAATAGAGCCAATATGTTCTGTATAGCTTGGTCTATTTTCTTTTGTAGTTTCTGGTGGAATCCCTTCTGGTCTTTCTATTTCTTCTTTGGCAAACCATTCTGTTAAGTATCCTCCTATGTTACTAGCTATTACTTCTGCTACAATTTTATCTTTTAATCCTGTAAGTATGTCTAATATTTCCTCTCTTCCTAATTCTTTAGGAAAAAAGTCTATAATTTGATCTAAATTACCATCTAAAATACTTTTTCTAAAGTCAGTTGCTCTTACTTTACTGTCTGGTGCTGCTGCGAATGCTAAACCTTTAACATTAGGAGCATTTTTAAATGTAGTAATTCTTCGTAAGTCTACGAAGTCTGCATCTCCTCTTATTCCGGTAATTGCTGCGAAGGCAGTATCCGGGTTAGCTTGTGCATAATCTTTTGCTGCAAACATTGGATTCTTCTCTCCGTCTAGTATCTCTACATTACCTAATTTCTGTCCATATATTTTCCATATAGACATCGCCTCATCCTTTGTTATACCGTTTCTCTCCCCTCCTCCTACAAATACAATAACCTTATCAATCTCAGGTTTTTCACCATCAGAGCCACCAAGTATGTCTGTACCTTTTTCTTTATAGTTATCTTTGTCGTATATTGCTCCACTATAAGATCCATCAAGTAAAGACTTAACGACGTTAAAGTGTCCTCTATGAGGTGGTTTAAAAGCTCCGGGATATAATGCTATCATGCTAAGAAAGATTGTAATTTAGAATCTATCTCCTGAGGAGTAGAATGTTGTAGTTTTTCTTGAAAAAGAGGACTGTAAATCATTTCAGCAATATTATCTAATATTTCTGCATCTTTAGCGTCTTGTTTAACTTTTCCGTCTCTATATTTAGTAACTGCGGCTTCTAATTTGTCTGCTCCTGGACCTACTCCGTTCTTTTCGTAAAACTTTATGAATGTATTTTTAATGGCTTTGTCTTCTGAGCGATTCTCTTTATCCCACTGTACACTGCCAACGTGTTTAATAAATTCCTCTTCTGTTGTTTTATCCATTACTACTGGTTTAAAGAAGGATGATCCTCCTATACCGTTTTCTTGGTTATATTTATTTAAGTATTCTTTAATTCCGGAAGTACCTTTCTTTGCTGCTGCATTAAATGCTTCAATTGGTTCATCATACTTACCGCCAAAGTCGTTAACAAATATAGACATCTGCCCATTAAGTTTTTGATTAAACTCTCCTATCTTCTGGTAAGCGTTTCTCCAAGTAGAGAATACTGCAGTTCTTGGTACATTTCTTCCTCTTGCAAAATTACTTATGTAAGATATCATTGGATGAGAATACACCATCACCATGTAAATGTCGAACTTAGCTTCTAGTAGCTGTACTAATGTCTTATCAAATCCAACTCCTGATGCTGTAGTATCCCAAACAAAGCTAGTTTTGTTTACTGCTGCTGCTTGTACGTCCTTTGTTGTTTGTTTGGCTGCTGCTCCTAGGTTGTTGTGGTACTGATGTGCTGGGTCTTCTATGTACTTGTCGGGGTTGAATTGTTCTAGACTGTCTAGGGATAACTGTTGTAGGAGGTATGTTTTGCCTGACCCTGCTCCTCCCGCCATTATTACCGCTTTCGGACGACCTGGTGTTGCTTCTAGTATTAAGTCTGATAGTTTGATCATTATTATTCGGGTTATTTATTACTCTTACTTCTATATTCTTATCTCTAAGTTGTCTAGTAGCTTTATCTATGCTACTTTCTATTCTTGGTCTTATATTAACTACGGTACTTCCTACGGTGCCGGTAGATACAGTAGAACCTCTTCTTCCATTAATATAAGAAATGTTCCTTCTATTATTATAATTAGCTCGGTTATTCCAATTGTTGTAGTGGTTATATCCGTTGCCCCATCCATAATAGTTATTCCAACCATAAGGATTGCCCCATTGGTTAGATGACCATCTTCTGTTATTCCAACTATAAGACCAGCCCATACCGAATGAACTATTATTATAAAAAGGGTAGTCCCATATCCAAGCATCCCAGAACTGGTCTTGGTTCCTGAATGATGCATAGAACGGATAACCATTTGCTCTTCTAAAGTTCCTAAAATACCTATTGTTTATAAATGAACCATAAGGTTGTATTTTAGCGTACTGTCCGAAGTTGTATCTAAAGTTAAAGTCGTTTCTGAGTAAACTTTCTAATTCGAACTCATTACTAACAACATTAATTTTAATTTCATTTCCTTTTCCATCATAGATTGGGTCATAGTTTAATGTAGATACTTTAAATGAACCGCATCCAGTCAATAACGTTAATACTACTACTACTACTAATAATCTAAATTGTAACTTCATATATTTGCTTTATATATAAATATACGAAAAATCCTCATCAAATCCTAATTTACACCTTTATATTTTGATAGTAGTAGGATATGAGTGGTATAACGGCTCTGTTGTAGGGTGATCTAACTTGTATAATTTATATATAGTTTGGAACAATTCAAAGTTTTCTTCTATCTTATCAATAGTTTTAATCTTCCATCCTTTACCTTGGTACACTCCTTTTTGTTTAGACGGGCCTCTAGACTGAGCTTTTAACCAGATTATACCTGTACGTTCAATTTTCTGCCCTCTAACTTCTTCCATACCTTTAGCATAAGCTGCTAATTGTAAATCATATGACCTGTGTAGATTATTAGAAGTCTTTAGGTCTAATAACCAAACTTCACCGTCCATCTTTACTACAAGATCTGCTGTCCCAGCATACTTATGTTCATCTGACCATATAAATTGTTCTGTAGAGATTAGTTCAGGCTTATGAGTTTTCCAAAAGTCTGCGAATTTTAATATCATCGACCATACTAATTGAGAGTATTTAGCATTTCCGTAGTCATCCATCCATGATATTTCTTCTCCTAATACTAATCTTTCTGCTGCTTCATGAACCTGTGTACCTTCTTTACCTGCTTTTCTCATAATAAGATCGGCGTTATGCCCAACATCTTTTAACCAATTGTCAAAAAACTTATTCTTGGGCATATACTGGAGTATGGTTGTTACGGACGGGTAAAACACTCCTTCGCCTCTCTTGTAAACTCTTCTATCTAAGAAATTAATCTGCTTTAGTTCCGGATTAAAATCTAATCTTTTCTTTGCATTCTCTTTGAGAATGTTGGTACCTTGTCTAATCATATTGATTCTAGTTTGTAACGCATCAGAGTATTTAGTGTTACCTCTTCTGCTGTCTGTATTAAGTGAGTGAATGCATTGAAACCCATCTCACTAGGATCTTTCTCTTTAAGGTTGACTAGGTAGACCCGTTTACCTAAATTAATAAACTTTTCTGTATATTCAATAGCTTTCTTAACTGCATCACTATCTAATGCAATGTATATGTCTTGTACTGAGCTCTTTAATAGTTTCTTCTGTAATTCATCACTTATTGCTTTTCCTAATATGGGTATAGCATTTCTTCTTATTGCCATTGCATCAAACACTCCTTCACATAGTACTACGGGCTGCTTCCAGTTAATGAGGTTTTCAAAGAATATTATATCTTTCGAAGCTTCAGGGTTTTTATATTTAAAGTAGTTTCCATCATGACTTCTTGCAACAAAAAAATTGAGTTGGTTGGATGCATTATAACTTGGGACAATAATTCGTCCTCCATAGTCTCCACTTGTACAGTATCCAATACCATATTTAATAAAATCATTGTCGGTAAGTCCTCTTTCATATAAGTATTTTCTTATTTTGTTTGCTGTTATTGATGTAGTTGTAGCTTCATATAATAACTGGAACTCTTTTGGTAGTTGTACTGATTCTGTGGGTGTATAATTATAACTAGATCCTTTCGGTAAGTATTTCATTACTTCCGATGCTTGATCTGTTGGTGTTTTTAATTGAAATAAAAGAGACCGTATTGTAGTACCTCTAGCTTGACATACCCAGCACTCCCAGAAGTTCTTTCCTTCTTCATTAGTAGCCATGTTTATCTCTAATTTAGGCTTTCTATGATTACAAAAAGGGCAATTAAATGCATGATTGCCTCGGGCTCTCTTGTGACTCTTGCCTAGTATATTCTCTAGGGTCCCTAGTAAAAATGTATAATCCATATATTGTCCGTAACTATTATCTTATAATATAAGAACAATAAAGTTATAAACCTACTATACGTCAATATGTTTTAGCTTGCCAGATTTTGGATGCTTCATAAAGTTACCATCATGAGTAAGGTCTAATTCATCTGCTGGTATTCCTAGTCTATTAGCTTCTGCTTCTAGGGCTGTGATAAATTCTTCTGTTATCTCTGCTTCTGGGTTATCTAGCTCTGAAAGTATCTCCATTGTTATTACTCCTAAACGGTCGTCATGTCTTATAACATCAAATATATGTACAAAATTATTTGTCTTTTTACCTTTAATTATTTCAGCATGATCTAATTCGTCTCCATCTGTTGTTACTTTAACAGCCTTACCTTTTAAAAAGTAAACCGATCCGTAATCGCCTGAACCTTTATATATACCTCCAGCATCTTTGATAGCATCAACTAGTTTGTTGAATGCTGGATCGTATTCTATACCTTCATATAGAATTATGCTTGTTAATTTCATTTTATTATCTTTCATATAAATAGCTCAATTTATTGCAGGAGCTTATTTACTGGTGTTATCCATTTAATTTTTATTAAGGGTCCTGCGTGGTTCTTTTTTTCAAAATAATCTAGATGTATATAAGGAACTAATTCTTTTGCTAAATGCGGATGACCTTCTAATACTTTATCAACTAGGGGATTAACTTGAGACCCGGTTGAGTATTCATAGTCGGGATTATTTGGATCTAATATATTATTCTCTAGTTGAGTATGTACTTGACTAATCCAAGATACATATGGGGAATACACATTAGGAAACGTTGTGTTACTGTTTAAATGGTGAAGTAAAAAATCTGCAGCCATCTTTACTGTGCTATGGTTATCTACTAACCTATTTATTGAATCTCTAGTATATAATACAGCATGTGCTGCTAACCCTGTAAAGTTCTCCGGTCTTTTTAAAAACTTATTATAGTCTTGTCCTTTTATTATACTATTAGCAGTGCCTATGAATATCCAATCAAATGTTCTCTTTTTAATTCCGTCTATAAATTTTTTATATTCTCCTGTATATATACTGTTCATTAGCCCTACGGTTGGTCTTGCATCATCTTCTAATATAAGAAACCTATCTCCTTTTTCTAACGTATTACATGCTCGATAAGCTCTAAGGTGAGAAAAAGCTATAGCAAGTATATTTTTAGTTAAACATAAATCTACTGAGTCATGAAACTCTTTTCCGAGAGAAAATTCTCCTACGCTTTCATTCTCAATAAGCTCTTTAAGGTTGAAGTCATCTGGTGTAACTGCATCTATGTATTCGTATTTAAAACCAGAGAAGTGGCTCCAGGCATGTTCAAAATCTATACGGCGTTGAGGTTTTTTAATGTCATGTATTACGTAAATAGTATCTGCTCCAAAGTTTTGAAGATTAAATTTAACCTCTTTTATCTTACTCCCTAGTGTATTTTTAGTTAGTTTCATATTACTATTAATTCTTTTAATAAACTATAGTTGAATTTTTTAATGTGGTAATTGTCTATTTCCTTTAATGTGCCCATTACATTAGTAAACTCTTCTGAGTTGATCATTTCTTTATGTGTGGTGTATTGTTTGATTCCGTCAAGGTCAAAGTACTTTACATTTCCATCATTGTCGATTGCACAATTATATACGTTAAATATATCAGTTAATAGTATGTTGTTTTTAAATGCTACGGTAAAATGTCTTAGTAGCTTTACATATAAATCTAAATCTACAACCCATTTCCAATCTCCCCATATAGGATGAAGTTTATATTTTTCAGAGATTACATCACCCATTGGATATTTTTCTTGTATAGCATATAAGACTCCTTTATATACACCAGCATGGAAGAGTTTTGGAGTTATTCCATTTTCGTATAGAAATTTATCTGTTTTATAAATTGTTAATAGGAGCTCTTTAGAAGCCACAGGTACTGTATGTTTAAATATGTTCTTATCTAAACTTGCTTTGCATGGATATATAAATTTTAATAAGTTATCTTCAAAATAGAATACTTTGTGGGTATATCTAAAATCAGTTGCTGTTTCAATTGCATTCGTATATCTATTTTCTATAATGGACTGACAGCTTTTATCAAGTTTATATCTACTATCATACTGCTTTAGTTCTTCATCAATCTCTTTTTCTATAGAAGGCCAATCTTTATATCCTAGTTCAAATCTATTTCTTTCTGGTGTATGATATTTATGTATTTTTATATCATTTGTAAAACAATCGAAACCTGCACCTAAATCAGTATAATATTGTTTACCTATTGCATCCCCTAATTCTTTTCCAATTCCATTAACCCAATCTCCTACCTTTCCTTTTCTAAAGTCATTATCTGTATAAATAACATCTTTGCTTTTCTCAGAAATAGATTTTAATCTAACATCTACAACTGGTAAGCTAGTATTTATTGGCTGCTCTAAAAATTTTCCAATCTTATATACTGATGCTTCATATTCATTAATTACTTCTTTAAAAGATATTAACTCTATATCGAGACCTAAAAGCTCTTTGCTCATATATACAGAGAACCAATTCTTATAGTACTGTATTAATAGTTCAGATAAGTTGTCATATTGTTGGTCAATTAATTCATAACCATCCATATCGTAGTTATCGTAGAAGTCTGTGAAGGAGCTGTAATTGTCTTTATATCTTGGTCTATGGTAGCATGAATTTATTATGTCTCTAATATCTCTATAGATAATAATAATTTTAGATTCTGAGAAGAATCTATCAAGTTGGGTGTTAGTTTCTTTGCTGTGTTTATATTTTAAATAATCTTTATAGTCATGTGCATGAGTCCAAGTAACCTTTGGATGATTGACATAAGGCTGTTTATAAGAGTAACTACCCTCGTTCATAGCTGTTTCAAACTCACTAAAATTTTCAGGAGTAAACCCAGTGTAGTCAATATAGTTGTAGTTGATGCTTTCGTACCCGAAATTATTTACTACTAAATCTGTAAGTAAATGTGTTCCGCTTCTTCTAGCAGAGACTACTATAACATTTTTTTTAGAATCCATTTATATTTTTTGTTCTATTATACAGTCCCTTATCTGGATAGGTAAAGCAGCAGTCATTAATTAGTCTCACACCGTTTCGTTTTAACATATCTTTATAGTTGTCTGTTGCTTCGAAATAAGAAGAACTACCACTGTGCCAGTCATATCTAAGGTGCTGTAACCCTTCTTTTCCATACCCGTATTCGTCGTAGAACCATTGGTAGTCTTCAGAATGTTTATCTAATATTTCTTTATCAAAAAATTGTGCGAAATCTCCTACATTCTTATATATTGAACGTTTATACTTTTTAGCATCGTCAATACCTAAAGGGGCAACTCCTAGTACATTAGAAGCGTGTTCTAAAAAAGCTTCTTGATTATGTACTGCATCTTCGTATCTTAATACGGCACAATTATCTCCAAAGACCTCTCTGTAGTGGCTGATTAAGTTTAATTGTTTTTGAGCTATTTCGTTTAAAAACTTAACAGATTTAAAAGTATCAAAAAATACATTTTCATAATCTATATCATGCAGATGTATTCGGTTATCGAAGTATATTAAATTCATTGCTATTTCTCTAGGATCTGTAATTATTACAAATACTTTAGTTTTAGCTTTCTCGATGAAAGGTTTAGTAATATTTTCTCCTAAAGTAGTATGAGTTTTTGCCCAGAGGTCTTGAGAGACTACTTCAGGAAAATTCTCTCTTAATACTTCTTTACCAAATTCTGATCCGGACAGTCGCCAACTTACTATAAGGTATTTATTATTCTCGATAGGTTTTTGCATCCATGTATAGATATCATCCTGCAGGTATCCTGGTCTTATTTCAACAAAGTTCTCTTTCCTCGGTACAGCTTCTATATGTCTCTGTGATTGAGGAGTTAGTACTTGAGGAAAATATTTTTCTACATAAGCTCGTTCCGGACTGTTTGGTTTAGTAACCTCAGCAAATTTTTTAATTACGGGAGTAGCTTCATCTAAAGATGTTTGGATAGTAGAGAATAAAGTATCGGCTACTATTGGATAAGGTATATACTCCTGTAACCAGGGGTAAGTGGCTAGATTCATCCATATATCGTTTGGCGATAGCTCTCTATATTTAACATCATTACATAGTATTTTAGCTGCTTGTGGTTTAATAGCATAAGCATGGTGACCTAAGAAATGATGCTGTATGGTTGACTGTAGTCCTTCTATTGGCTCCTTATATGTCATTTCATACGGTCTTATGTAGCTGGGTCTACCGAAATTAACACACATATCAAAATCTATATCTGGTATGTTATCTACAAATATTGCATCATGTTCTAAAATTAAAATAGGCTCTCCTAGCTCAATACATTTTTGCCAGAGAAGATAGTGTGAAGCAAAGCATGCTCCAACATTGTCTGGTCTTGCATAATTATCAAAGTTATTGTCATAGGGTAGAATCTCTTCCCATAGGTCAGGGGTTATAGCTTCAAATGTTTCAATTGACTCTCTATAACCTACATCTACTGCTGATTGTCTTGCTCTTTTTGCTGATTCAACTGAGTTATTATTCTGTAATAGTGTGATTATAAATGTCTTCAATAGATGTGTATCTTTTAAATTTATACATTAAATATACGAAAAATACTTTATGGAGGCAAGTTATTCACTATTTAAAATCTTTTCTATAAAATTTACCTAAGACGTTATCATTAATATATACGTCTTGAGTCTCTAGTGCTTCTCTAATAAACAGATGTTTACACTCGAAATAAGTAAGAAGCTTTTTTGTAGGAACAAATTGTAGGATTGTTCTAGTAAAGTCTCTTACGTCACCTTCTTTAACTAATTTTAATATGTCCTTATGAGATCCGTAATAATCTTTCCAATCGGATTCAGTAATTATCTTTTGCTTAGCAGGAGTTCTACCTCCTATCCCTTTTTCTTTTCTTTCTAATCTTAATGCTTCTAATGCTCTTTTTCCTAATCTTTTATTACGTTCAAAGAAAAGTACTTTCTTTCCAATGTATTTAATACCTGAGGGAATGTGTTTTGTTTCATAGATGAACCCGAACGTACCCTCTGGCATGTCCGAAATATCTGTGACCATTCTCCCTTGGTGTAACCAATTCGGTAATGTCATTTCCATATTTTTGATTTTTGTCTAGCGCTGGTTAGATTTTAACGCATCGATTTGTAACTGTTGATCTTTGATCGCCTCAATTAATAACGCGACAATTTTTTCGTAACTAACAGCTTTGTAGCCGTCTTCTCTAGTCACAACTAATTCTGGTAGAACTTCTTCTACCTCTTGAGCTATTACCCCAATGTCGTGACCTTCATGTTCTGATTTATCATTCCAATCAAAACTATATCCTCCAAGAGCTTTTACTTTATCTACTGCCCAAGGAATTGGTGATATATTATCCTTTAATCTTTTATCTGAGGAGTGGTATGCTGTAACATCTCCGGTTACTAATAAGTTACCGTTTATGGTTGTTCCTCCTCCTATTATAGTTGTTCCGTTTGCTTTTACTTGAAAAGCTAATTTATCGTATGTACTGTTTGAATAGAAGTCTCCATCTCCAGATAGAATACTAAATGTATCATCAGTAGCATTTCCTCTAATACCTAAAACTAAATGACCTAGTTCTTTTCCTTGTATTAATGTACCGTTAGTAGTACCTCCTGTAAGTCCGGTTACATCTGTTTTAGCTGAGGTGTAATCAGATATTTGAGATCCACCTATTATTAAGTTAGTTCCGTCAAATGTTAAATTACCTTCTCCATTTAATGTACTGTTTCCATTAGCAGTTAATACTCTATTGTCTACATCGTTTCCTATTGTTATAGTACCAGCAGTTAGTGCTGCTAAGGATGAAGATACAGATGTAAATCCATTTAATGTTAAATCAGTAAATGTTGGTGAATCAGAAGAGTCTAATCCTAAATCTATAGTAGTAGCTGCTGCATTGCTGGTTAGTTTAGCTGTACCTTGACTAGGTGAACTAAAGACTGATGAGCTTATGATACCGGCTGGTTTATTAGTAATGTCCGGGTAAGATGTTGATACGTTACCTAGGTCGGTTGTTAGAGAGGCAAGTGATGACGATACAGAGGTGAAACCTGTTATATTAACATCTGTTGACTTAACAATACTAGTAGCATCAATACTACCTGTAAATATGTGCTTATCAGTATTTGAATCTCCAAAGATATTAGAACCTGAGTTGAATAGTATTGAAGAAGAAATATACGTAGTATTGATTTCTTGTGCATTTATATTACCTGTTACTGTTAAGTCTCCTACTAGAGTATCTGTTGTATTTAGTAGGTAGTTGGCTGTTACTG